ATTGCCAATAATATGGGCGATTCTCAAATGAGATTGTTTGCAACGACTGCTGCACTTGGTAACACAGTTGGTGCTGCTGTACTGGAAATGCGTGGTTTTACGAATATAGGCGAAGGTCTAAATGAAGTCCAACAAGAAAGACTAGATGCAGAAGAAAAAGGCACTAATGCCTTGTTAGCATTTGATGCTGCGTTGCTACAAACTAGAAATGAGATTATTGGAAGGCTGGTAGATAGTGGCATTTTTCGCTCTTTGGAAAATTTACTAAGCAGAGTAGTAGGCGTTTTCACAAAAGATCAAACAATGGACGCTTTAGAGTCTGGCATTGAAGGCTTGTCTTCCTGGTTAAATGGTCTAATTAGCGACATAGAATCTGGCGATTTGTGGGAAACTTTATCCAGTTATGCAGCAGATGCAATGAGAAAGCTTGGTAGTTTCTTGGTAGGTGCTTTACAAACAGTTCTTTTTGGTAGAGAAGCATCGGCAGCAGATCTTGAATCAAAACAGAAACTTCAAGACAGACAGCAAGAATTATCTTTACTTCCTCGGCCGGCCAGGACCAGTGACTCAGACCAGGAATTACAATCTATCAACAGAGAACTAGAAAGAATCGATAGCCTAGATTACGAAGGAATACTAAGTGGGTTATTTGACTTTAATTGGCAGTCTCTTGCCAAAATTGGCATTTGGGCAGCAGGATTTGCAGCAGGCCTAGGATTAATCGGCGCAGGCTTATCGGCCTTAGGCGCTAAATCGCCTCTTATACTAGCAGGCGGAGCAGCAATAGGTGGTGCTATAGCATTAATAGGAGCAGGAATAGCAGGAGCAACATGGCTGATAGGTGGCGCACTAACTAAATTTGCTGAAGGTCTGCAATTATTTGACGAGATAGACGGTGGTAATTTAATTAAAATTGGTGGTGGGCTAATCTCACTTGGCGGAGGAATGGCTGTGTTTAGCGCAGGAATGGCAGCTCTAGCAGTGGGCAATGTTATTGATTCAGTGTATTAGGGTTCTTTACTAAATCACCTTTTGAAAAAATAGCACAGGAAGTAAAACACTTCGACTCAATCGATCTAAGCACAGTTGAACAAATCACAGATACCGCAGACGGGTTGCTAGGTCTAGCAGACATAACAGACAAACTAGATGCTTCTCCTATTGCAGGATACACAGACGCAATANTTGATCTAACAGATGCGCTTAAAGATATGAACAAAGAACTTTCAGGCAGTGGAGGAGGAATACTCGGAAGAAGGTCGACTCCTGCTGCTGGAGAAATTTTAGAAAGTATAACAAGTGCAGGAAGTGCCGATTCTGATCGAGATCAAAAACTAGAAGAAGTAAATAGGACACTGGTAGATATACTGGGTGTGCTAATGCAAACACATGATATCGACCGACGTCAACTAAATGCTACACGAGCAATGACAAACAATCTATACGCAGGATCCTAACACATGTCTTGGAAAAAGTATTTTAACCCCGTTAACACAGCAAATAACAAATCTGGAGAATTTTCTCCTCTGGGGGGCGGGTCCAGTTCCACAGTAGGACCTGCTAGTTCTAATTATAATTCATATCTTCCAGAAGTTTACATAGGATCACCCAACAGAATAGAAAGATACGGCCATTACAACACAATGGATCTTGACTCTGAGGTCAATGCTGCACTCGATATACTAGCAGAATTTTGCACTCAGGTAAACGAACAAAACGGAACTGCTTTTAGATTTAATTTTCACAAAACTGCTAGTAGCTCTGAAATACAAATTTTAAGCGAATATCTAAAGCAGTGGTACAAATTAAACAAGTTTGAAACCAGAATGTTTCGCATGATTCGCAACATATTCAAATACGGAGATCAGATTTTTCTTAGAGATCCTGAAACAAAAAAACTGTTTCATATTGAACCTGGCAAATTAAAAAGAATCATTGTAAACGAAAGCGAAGGCAAGATTCCAGAACAGTATATTGTGGATGATATTAACTTTAACTTTAAAAATCTTGTTGCAACAAAACCTCAACGAACAACAGGTAACATCTATGGCGGAGGCTCGGGCTATCTGCAGGGCGGAGCAAGAGGCTTAGCAGGCGATGCTCCCACACAAGCAGGATCACGGTTTCAGTTGGATGAAAAAGAAACTGCTGTGGATGCTAAGCATATTCTGCATCTTTCTCTGTCAGAAGGCCTAGACCCAAATTACCCGTTTGGAAATTCTCTGCTGGAAACTGTTTTCAAAGTCTACAAGCAAAAAGAACTGCTGGAAGATGCTATTATAATCTACAGAGTGCAACGTGCTCCTGAAAGAAGAGTATTTTATGTTGACGTAGGTAATATGCCCCCTCACCTTGCTATGCAGTTTGTGGAAAGAGTAAAAACCGAAATTCATCAGCGAAGAATTCCTTCTGCAACAGGTGGTGGACAAAATGTTATTGACAGTTCTTATAATCCTCTTTCTATTCATGAAGATTATTTCTTCCCCCAATCCGCGGAGGGAAGAGGATCCAAAGTTGAAACACTGCCAGGAGGCACAAACCTTGGTGAGATAGACGATCTAAGATATTTTACTAACAAACTGGTACGCGGGTTAAGGATACCGTCTTCCTATTTGCCCACAGGAGCAGAAGAAAGTGCCACAAGTTACAACGATGGCAGAGTTGGCACAGCTTATATTCAGGAACTGAGATTCAATACCTACTGCGAAAGGCTTCAGGGCCTTGTAATAGAAGGACTAAATGAAGAATTCAAACGATACTTGTTGGAAAAAGGTGTAAACATAGACACAAACATGTTTGACCTGGCATTTGAACCGCCTCAAAACTTTGCTAGTTATCGTCAAGCAGAACTTGATAACTCAAGAGTACCAACATTTGGTCAGATGAGTGCTATACCATATATTTCCAATCGATTTGCTCTTAAGAGATTCCTTGGTTTAACAGACGAAGAAATAGCAGAAAACGAAAAGCTCTGGCGTGAAGAAAACGATGATGCAGTTGATATTGCACCTAGCGACGCAGAAGCAGAAATGCGAAGTGCCGGAATTAGCAGTGCAGGCCTGGAGGGCGATCTGGAAGGCATGGAAGACGAAGCACCACCGGAAGAAGGCGAGTTCGGCGGTGACGCAGAAGGCCCAGGGACTGCAACAGGCGAAGAACTAGGCGGCGGCGATGCAGGAGGAGAAAGCGACTAAGCTAAATACTGCTATGATATTGCGTGAACTTTTTTACTTTGATAGACAAACGATGGAACCAGGTGAAGACGAACGTTATTCTCCTGAATACGACGATTCTGTAGTAGATCTAGATGATGTAAGAAAGACACGTCTTACTCTGCGTCAAATCAACAGAGTTCGCAAAAGTGCAGAATTGCATACTCAGGAAAAAGAAAAAGAGCTGGTTTTTGTTAGACAAATGTACGGACTAGCTGCTCAGGCTGAACAAGGCATGATCTAATGCCTAAAATTGACAAAGGTCAATACTCAAAAGCCGAATGGCAGAGAATTAAACAGCAGCGACGCATACAAAAAACCCTTCCCAAATCCAATCAGTCTCCAAAAACATCTTATGAGTACAAAACAGCATTTGTGCTAGGCAATGGTGTCTCAAGAAAACCTGTGGATCCTGAAGATATACAGCAGTACGGAACAACCTATGGATGTAATGCTCTGTATCGATCCTTTTCCCCTGATTATCTGGTAGCAGTAGATGTGAAAATGATAGCAGAAATCAACAAGCACGGTTATCAGCACAATCACGAAGTTTGGACAAATCCAAACAAATCCTACAAGGCAATGAAAAATTTAAACTTTTTTCATCCAGCAAAAGGCTGGAGTTCAGGACCAACTGCATTATGGCTTGCAAGTCAGCACGGTTATTCAAGAATTTTCGTATTAGGTTTTGACTATCAGGGACTGGAAGAAGGCAAACGATTTAATAACATTTACGCAGACACTGTTAATTATAAAAAAAGTCGTGACCCTGCAACCTTCTATGGAAACTGGTTACGTCAGACCAGAACCGTCGTAAAAGATCATCCGGACATACAGTACATTAGAGTAATACAAGCAGATAATTTTTGTCCTGATGAACTAAATAGATTTGATAATTTTAAAACAGTTTATATTGAAGATTTCCAAAAAATCTTTGATCTTACCTAAAATCACACCAAAAAGGCTCATTTTGAGCTGAAATCCCCACGGTTTTTGTGCATATGTGTAAATAATAATGACAGCCTATCATAGGTACTACATTTATAGGAGTAAAAAATGAATAAATTTGAAGAAATGCTTGAGCGTCTTATCAATGAAGACAAGGCAGGCGCAGAAGAACTTTTCCACGAAATTGTGGTAGAAAAATCCAGATCAATCTATGAAAATCTACTAGCAGAAGATTACGAAGAAGACGAAGAAGTTGAAGAAGCTGATCACGACGACGACGAAGACGACGAGGACGACGAAGAAGTTTCCGAAGACTTTGACCTAGACGAATTTGAAGTTGCCGATGAAGATCCAATGGCTGCAATGGGCGGTGACGAAACTGACGAGCTCGAAATGGACATAAGCATGGACGACGAAGGCAGCGAAATGGACACGGACATGGACATGGACGACGAAGGCGAAGAAGAGCTAGAGGATCGTGTTGTTGACATTGAAGATGCTCTAGACGAACTAAAAGCTGAGTTCGAAAAAATGATGGGTGACGAGGAACCCACAGACGACGCCGACGACGAAGGCGAAGAAATGGACATGGACATGGAAATCGACGCCGAAGACGACGAAGACGAAGACATGGACATGGACGACACGGACGACGAAGCAGAAAAAGAATCCTTTGATCCCACTGACCAAGTTGCTACTATGCGTGAATACGTAGAAAAAGTCACTGCCAAAATGGGAGACGACGGCGTTCAAAAACAAAGCACAGTAGCAGGCAAGAACGATATGGGAGGTACTGCCGCTAACATTGCTCGTGCTGACACAGAAAATGGCGTCGAAGCAAACAAAGGCAACCTAAAAGGTTCTGCACTAAGTGATCAGAACGCCAAAGAAGAAAACATGGGAAATGTTAATGTTCCAGGCGGCAAAGCTTCAAAATCAATGAAGAATCAGCCAAAAGGCCACGGAGCAGAAAAGAAAGGTTCAGGTGAAACTGCTGACAACAAGCAGTCTACACTAAGAGCCAGAAAATAAGGAAACAGGATGACAACTGCTTTAAGAGAACAGCTATCCTTTGATCAAGCAGGCATTGTTGTTGAGAATGCCAACGAAGGCAAAGACCTTTACATGAAAGGAATTTGCATTCAGGGCGGGGTAAGAAACGCTAACCAGCGTGTTTATCCTGTAAATGAAATTGGTAGAGCTGTCAAAACCCTTAACGACCAGATTGGCGGAGGGTATTCTGTGCTCGGCGAAGTAGATCATCCAGAAGGTCTTACTGTAAACCTAGATCGTGTCAGCCACATGATTACAGAAATGTGGATGGATGGATCAAATGGTTATGGCAAGATGAAGATTTTACCAACCCCTATGGGACAACTAGTAAAAACCATGCTGGAAAGCGGCGTGAAACTGGGTGTTAGCAGCAGGGGTTCAGGTAATGTAAGCGAAGACGGTCGCAACGAAGTAAGTGATTTTGAGATCATTACTGTTGACGTTGTAGCTCAACCAAGTGCTCCAGGGGCTTATCCAACGCCTATTTATGAGCATCTTATGAATGCCCGAGGAGGGTATAAGGCTTATGAACTTGCACAGGCAACTAGACAAGACCCCAAGGCACAAAAATATCTAAAAGAATCGTTGATTAATATAATCAACAGACTCCAATAACAGGAGAAAATATATGTTGGACGCACTAAAAACACTATTTGAAAACGACGTAGTTTCCGAAGACGTGCGTGCCCAAATCGAAGAAGCTTGGGAAACCAAGGTCAAAGAAAACCGTCAGCAGGTAACTGCTGAACTGCGAGAAGAGTTTGCACAGAAGTACGAACACGACAAGCAGACTATGGTTGAAGCAGTTGACCAAATGGTTTCTGAGCAACTTGCATCTGAAATTGAAGAGTTTAAGGAAGACCGCAACCAGCTTGCTGAAGCAAAAGCCAAATATGCAGTAAAAATGCGTGAAAACGCAGACCTGCTAAAGACTTTTGTGCAAAAACAGCTTGCTAACGAAATTTCAGAACTACATCAGGATCAAAAAACAGTTGCTGAAAAGTTCAGTACACTGGAAGATTTTGTTGTGGAGGCACTGTCTAAGGAACTATCAGAATTCTACGAAGACAAGAAAGATCTTGCAGAAACAAGGTTAAGCTTGTTAGAGAAGCAAAAGAAAAATTTGCAACTCTGCAGAAGAATTTTGTTAAAGAAAGTGCTCGCTCAGTATCTCGAGCAGTTGAAAAAGGACTTACCAAAGAAATTTCTCAGCTCAAGGAAGATATCGAAGCAGCACGCAAAAATGATTTTGGACGCAGACTATTTGAAGCATTTGCTAGTGAATACACCACAAGCTATCTCAATGACAAGTCCGAAACTTCCAAGCTAATGAAAGTAGTTGATACAAAAGATCAACAGCTTGCAGAAGCAAAAGCTCTTGCAGCAAAAGCTCGAAAGCTTGCGGAAAAGCAGAAGCAGGAAAATAAGCGTATTCTTGCAGAAGCACAGAGAAAAGAAACAATTAATGATCTAGTTGCTCCTTTATCCAAGGATCAAAAAGACATTATGACAGACTTACTGGAAAGCGTTCAAACGCCAAAGCTACGCTCAGCGTTTGATAGGTACCTACCGGCAGTGATTGACGGTAATACTCCAGCGAAGCAGAAGGCACCTCTTACAGAAGGCAAAGAAATAACAGGCAATCGTGATGAGTCAGTCACACAAAAACAAGCAAACGACGGTAACGTAGTAGATCTTCGTCGTTTAGCAGGAATAAACTAAGGAGATATTCAAATGTCAGAACTACTAGAAAGTCGCTGGCAGGACA